CTACCACAACCTCTTGCCTGCGAAGAAGAAAATCGCGCAGTACCCGGTTTCCATCGTCCAGAAGCGCGGAGCCAAAGCGCTGGTTGAAAAACCGCGACTAATTGTGGGGACGATCCACAGTGTGAAGGGCGGCGAGGCGGATATAGTCTATCTCTTCCCCGATCTTTCGCAGGAGGCGTACCGCAACGCCATGACGGATCGGAGCAACAGAGACAGCATCAAACGTCAGATGTACGTGGGCATGACGCGAGCGAAAGAGGGGCTCTATATCTGTGAACCCTCGGATATGTGCCACGTGAAGTTTTCATAGGAGGCGGCATGAGCGAAAAGTCGATAGTCAACTCGATACTGAAGTACCTTAACTCTCTTCCACAGTGCAGGGCAGAGAAGACCTGGGGCGGCGGGTACGGGAATGCAGGGAAACCCGATATCACGGGGTGTTTGAATGGCAGACGCTTTGAACTTGAAGTGAAAATGCCCGGCAAGAAACCTACGAAGTTACAGGAGGTTGTTCTTGAACAATGGCGCAAGGCTGGGGCAATTACGGGAGTGGTGCACAGTGTTGATGAAGTTCGAGAGATTCTCAATGTGAAAGATACCAAAGGAGGATGAAATGACCTACAAACCAGTGGCGGCCTTCAAGCAGAGAAACGGTTCTACCGCCAGATGATTGAGGACAGGAGGTGAGATAAATGGCATCGTATTATGCGTATGTAGCTGATGACGAGAGAAATGACGGTGATTTCCCTTGTGCTATCTGTATTCACAATTCAGGCTGCTATTGTGAGCTGCATGAGAAAATAATTTTTGATGATGATTCTGCCTGTGAGTTCTTTGAGTTTGATGATAAGTATGCGGGCATGGGTAGAGATGAGGTGTTTGGATGACCAACACAAAGATCGAATGGGCAGATGCGACTTGGAACCCAATCACAGGCTGCTCGAAGATTTCAGAAGGTTGCGAACATTGCTACGCCGAACGGATGGTGAAGAGATTTCCAAAAATCTATCCGAACGGCTTCAAGCCAACATTTCACGAGAAGCGTCTCTCAGATCCGCTGAGATGGCGAAAACCGAAGAGGATATTTGTTTGCTCGATGGGAGATCTCTTTCACGAAGACGTTCCCATTGAGTGGATTTATCGGGTTTTCAATGTGATGAAATGGTGCCCTCAGCACACTTTCCTGCTGTTAACAAAGAGACCAGAGAGAGCAAAGGCTGTCTTAGAAACCTTGATGCACTTCTACTATCCAGAGGAAAGTGATCCGGTCACAGCTTATTTTCCTCACGTCTGGCTTGGAGTCACGATTGAACTTTCAAGTTACAGGCACAGAGCGATTACCCTCCTCAACACCCACATTGCACATAGATTCGTTTCTCTTGAGCCTTTACTTGGCCCGATGAACATTGAATCTTTCATCTGGTATGGTAGCTGGGTAATTGTTGGTGGCGAAACAGGCCCAGGAGCAAGGCCAATGAAGCCTGAGTGGGTTAGAGATATCAGAGACAGGTGTGCCGATTTCGGAGTGCCATTCTTCTTCAAAAAGTGGGGAGGGGCAAGGAGATCAGAAAACGAGAGACTTCTGGATGGCAGGGAATGGAACGAGTTTCCAGAGGTGATGAGATGACTCACTACAAGCCAGCCGTGATCCTCAAGAGAATCAAAGGCCGATGGGCGAGGGTGCTGACCACAAAGCTGATTAAGGAGGTTACACAATGAACGACAAGATACAAAACTTTGATCCGAACATCGTTGACGGCATCCGCACAGCATTTGAGACCGGGTATCCTCTTGCGGATGTGCACATAGAAAAACTCTTCACAGCAATCGACTTCTGGAAGCATGGCTTAGAAGAAGAGCATCACTTGGTGATTAGGCTATTCAACGCTCACATCATCAACTTCTTCACATACCAGGAGAAGTCAAAGCGGACAATGAATACCGCTCTTGAGACTAAGGACCAGCTCAACAACTACATATTCGGCCTTGTCGGAGAGGTCGTGGATCTCTTGAAGAAGTTCTTCTTCCACGGCCACGAGGTCGATTCAGAGAGACTCAAGAGTGAACTCGGAGACATTCTCTGGTACGTCTCGGCAGTGGCTTCTCTGTTCAATCTCGACCTTCAGGAGATCGCGCAGGGGAACATCGAGAAGCTGGAGAAGAGATACCCGGAAGGGTTCTCGGTAGAAGCGAGCAAGGGAAGGGAAAAATAGTGAGCGAATTCTGCATAGTTCTTCAGAGATTGGATGAGTTCATGGAAGACATGACAGTGACGGTAAAAGCAGGAACGCCCTGGAGTGCCGCCCAACTTGCAAAAGGTGAACTAAGAAAGCTCTTTCCCGATAGTAACTGGCGAGTAAAATCATGGCGAAGATTGAACATCAAAAAGGCGGTGAATGCGAGTGATTAAGCGAATGTGCCCTTTGTGTGGGAAGGAACATTTCAGCGCCGTCGAACAAGATGTCTGGAACTGCGACAATTGTGGATACAACCTTACGCCCGGTATGAACGAATCAATCCATTCGAGAAAGAACATAAACAAAGCGAAAATCAATACCGCGAAAGTGAGTGCGCTCGAGAAGGAGGTATCAAAATGAATCTACTACTAGCGATAGGGTTAATCTGGCTGGCATTCCTGGCCGGCTACTGCGCCTCAGGAATGCTCGGGGCAGGCACGAGAGAAGAACTTGAAAGAGAGAATAGCATACTCAAGCGTAAAGTGGCTACTCTTGAAGAAGAAGTTTCAATCATGGAGAAAGAGGCAAAGTTCAGAAAATCGACGAAAGTCTGAGGGGGGTTAAATGTTGTGGAATCTCATCTTCAAAGCGGTTGATGGAAATATCGACGCAGACGAGATTCAACAGTTATGGAGCAAAAAAACCGCGATTGAGACTTATATTCGGAACATGACTTTCAGCACTTCAAGCGTCGTTCTCTGTGCAAAAGATAGAATCGATCCACGCGAAAAAATAAAGAGAGACGCTTATGCCGTGCGGGTTCTCGAGTTGATGGACGAGGCACTTGAGAAGTTATCGCTTGATGATCAACAGGTGTGGGGCTGGAGATACTCCGACCACATGGTTCTTGAAGAGATAGGCCAGCTTCTCACGAACGAGCATAAAGACTCTGCGTACTGGCGAAAGAAGGCCGAGCGAACACTTCACAGAATAGCGGAGAGACTTTCGGAGTCTTTTTCTTTTGCGCAGAAGTAGTCAGTATGAGACGCTATTGACTTTCTTTGTCACAAGATGGTAGAATTATGTTACAACCATAAAAGTCAGAAGACGGCAAAAGCCGTCTTTTTCTTTACCCACACAGCCTTATATCAGAGAAATAAGGCTCAGTAACTTAGCGGGCAGCGGCGGACGCAGATCGCTCTCATAAGGCGATTGTCGAGATTCGACTTCTCGGCCCGCTTCCATTACCTTCTTTCTTCCACACAGGGAGCCTTCGGGCTCCCTTTCTATTGGAGGTCATTTTGCTGGTTCATCAGTGTGACTATTACGGGAAAGTAGAGACTATGAATCATCACTGGAAAATCTTGGAGTCTGGAGCCGAGTTCTGCTCATGGCGGTGTCTCAGACTCTTCGCACAGATGAGGGAGAACCAGGAGAAGGAACTTGATGAGGAGAAATCATGTACGAACTCTGGCAGTGCATTACGAGAATTGTTATAGGTTCGGGGCACACTAAAACCGAAATCATAGTGAACCAGCCTATCTATGAGCTGCTGGTCGAGCTGATAAAGAAGGCTTTGAAAGTGAGGAGCTAACCGATGGAGATTCAAAACATGAAAGTATCAGACTTGAAATACGCTCCATACAACCCGCGAAAGATTGACGACAAAGAGCTTGCCAAGCTAAAGCGAAGCATCTCGGAGTTTGGATACGTCGAACCTATTGTTTGGAATCAACGCACCGGCTTCGTTGTTGGAGGTAATCAAAGACTCAAGGCACTACGCGAGCTTGGGATAGAAGAAGTTGATGTGGTAGTTGTGGATTTGAGCGATGACAAAGAGAGAGCATTGAATGTTGCCCTGAACAAGATAAGTGGTGAGTGGGATTTTCCAAAGCTGAAAGACTTGCTGACCGACATTGACACCGGAGACTTCGATATAGAGCTGACTGGTTTTGATTTGGATGAGATAGGAGAATTGATAGCTTTCGACAAAGAACCTGAAGAAGACGGTTTCGACGTAGACGCTGCAATAGAGGAAATTGAAGAACCCAAGACAAAGCGAGGAGACATCTACTTGCTTGGAAAGCATCGCCTGATGTGCGGGGACTCAACTATCAAAGAAGATGTCGAGAAGCTGATGGATGGCAAGAAGGCTGACATGGTGTTTACGGATCCGCCGTATGGCGTGGAATATACGGGTGGGTTGCAATTCAAAGACGGCAAAGTCGAAAAGAATAATCGTCAAATGATTAAAAACGATGAATCGGATGATATATACACAGAAGTTATCCCAGTAATAGCTTCTATATGCAACGGGCCATGCTATACATGGTTTGCGGGTACAAAGGCAAGCAAACTATACGCGGCAGTTGAAGCGGTAGGCGACATTCACTCACTGATTATATGGGTCAAGAACGGCGGCTACGGGGCGTTGAATGCCAACTATAAGCAAAAGCATGAGCCTTGTTTATACTGGAAACCGAAGGGTAAGAAGCTGAATTTCGTAGGGGCGACAACCGAAACGACCGTATGGGAGATATGCAAAGATGGCGTTAATAAATTACATCCGACACAAAAACCCGTTGAATTAGCTGCAAAAGCAATAAAGAACCACAGCGCAGGACTTGTGGTGGACTTATTCGGTGGTTCGGGGTCAACATTGATTGCCTGCGAACAACTCAATCGCATCTGCTACATGATGGAACTCGGCGAAAAGTATTGCGATGTCATCGTGAGACGTTGGGAAGAATATACAGGTAAGAAAGCTCAATTGATGAGGAAGTGATTTTATGGCTGGCAGACCGAAAAAGAAAATAGACTATGAGCTTGTCGAGAAGCTGGCCTACATTCAATGCACGCAGGAAGAAATCAGCTCGATTCTCGGCATATCGACGAGAACTCTTCAGAAGGACAAGGAATTTCTTCGCATATATAAAAACGGAATGGAGAACGGGAAGATGTCATTGAGGCGGCTTCAGTGGAAGGCGGCTGAAAAAGGGAACAACACAATGCTCATCTGGCTCGGCAAACAGTACCTCGGCCAGACAGACAAGCAAGAGATGGCTCACTCTGGTGGTCTCGACATCACTGTGGATTTGGTGGACGATGGGGATTAAAATTCATACTCGAATATTCAACAAGGCTTTCAGGCCGTACCTGGAGAATCATTCGCGCTATGAGATATTCTACGGCGGCGCAGGTTCTGGAAAGTCAATGTTTGTTGCCCAGAGACTCATTCTTCGTGCTATGAAAGAGAAAGGTCACAAGTTTCTGATAGTCAGAAAAGTGGCCAAGACAAACAGACATTCTACCTTTGCACTCATCATGGCCATTCTTCGAAGCTGGAAAGTCACAGGGGTGTTCAAGGTCAACAAGTCGGACATGGAGATTGGTTGTCTGAATGGCAATCAAATCATCTTCACCGGTCTTGACGACGTGGAAAAGCTCAAGTCGATCGCGGGTATCACGGATATCTGGGTCGAAGAAGCCAGCGAGATCACGCAGGAAGACTTTCAACAACTCGACTTGCGACTCAGGGGCAAGACTCCGTGGCCCCTGCAAATCACGATGACGTTCAACCCCATCTCGGCTCTTAGCTGGCTCAAGTCGTTCTTCTTCGACGCACCGAAAGAGAACTGTGTCATCCACAAATCGACATACAAAGACAATCGCTTCCTGGACGACGAATACAAGAAAGTCATTGAGGACCTGAAAAACCAGGACCACACGTACTATCAGATCTACGGGCTGGGCGAGTGGGGCGTACTCGGAAACCTCGTCTTCCACAACTACGTGTTTGAAGATATCCCGTACAAAGAAGAAGACTTCGACGCCGTGTACCAGGGCCTCGACTTCGGGTTCAATCATCCTTCGGCTCTCGTGCGCGTGGGATTCAAGGACGAAGAACTCTACGTCTTCGACGAGCTGTATGAGAAAGGGCTTACGAACGCCGAACTGATTCAGGAAGTCGGCAAGATTATCGACAAGCGCAAGCAAATTACCGCCGACAGTGCCGAACCAGCGAGAATCAAAGAGTTCAGGCAGGCGGGATACAACGTCGTGCCGTCTGTGAAGGGTACCGGTTCGGTCAAGGACGGCATCGATTGGCTCAAACGCCACAAGATTCACATCTCGAAGAAGTGTCCGAACCTTCTAGCCGAGATGCAGCAATACTCATATAAGAAAGACAAAGACGGCAACGTATTGGACGAACCGATAGAGTTCAAAGACGACGCGATCGCGGCTCTGAGATACGCGATTGAGCCGTTGAGAAACCAGAAATCAATCTTCATCGGCAAAGCCGGGCCACGATAGGAGGTGGCAACGTGGGATTCAAACGATTCGTGCAAAAGCTGCTGATCAAAGCGATCGCAGGCGGAAAAGCAATACAGCTCATACCC